CCTTGGGCTTGGTCCAAGGCATCTGGTTGGATTGCAGCAAACATATCCGCAGCATCCGTAGGAGCCTCAGGGATCACCAAATCCATAGGCTCCGGCGGCTTCTGTGCTTCGGGGACTTTCAGGTTCAGACCTATATTCGGGGAGGTAAGCTGGACCCCCTCTAAACCAGATTTCAGTTTTCCGGTTTCTTCGGAAATGATGTTCTTGGCAGTTTCATAAAACCCATCTTCTTTAGTTTTTTGCACATCTTCTGAGAGGGTACTCATAAAGTTAGTTACAGCAGCCGCACCCTTGCCCCATTCCGAAGGAGTAGTGATGAATTTCCACACCCTCTTACCCGCTTCCAAGATCCGCAGAAAAACATCCTTGACAAACCCCATAGCGGAACTAAAAGCGTTCTTGATTGCCGTGGGTAAGTAGGTAATCAGCCACGTACCGAAGGCCACCGTCAGGCGTAGTCCCATTCGCCACATGATTAGAATGTTGCCTGGGACAGCCATCAGAAATCCACCAACGATCTTTCCGAGATCTGTGAACAGATTCCACCAATTGTCGTACACATACTTGGCGATGATTCCGGCGTTCTCGGCGAAGTTATAGAAGAACCCATACGTCGCGGTGAAGAAGGATTTCATGCTTTCAAACGCAAATGTAAACGCACCCGACAGACCACCTGCTCCCGCTATGGCGGCAACAGCCGCCCATATGGCGGTCACAATGGCCCCGATCAATACGAAGGCGATAGAAATAGGCCCAAGGAATGCCATCCAGCCAGCGGTCGAAGCGACCGCGAATGCGTTCATGGCTAGAGTAGCTATGCCTATGGCTCCGGAGGCTCCCGCTGATGCGACAGCACCCGATACCATACCAGCCGCCCAGCCGTAGGCGGCCAGAGTGCCTGCCCACAGGGAAGCGACCACGCTTCCCATATAGGCCAAGATTCCCATAGACTTCATCAACATAAACTGAGCCCGTAGGAAAGTGACGGCTCTGGATTGATACAGAGCGGCCATAGCACCCGACCATAAGGCAATCGCAGTTTGCCTTAGGTACAACACAATTCCCATACCTCGCATGATTTGATACTCGCGAGTAATCAAGGCTATGGCTCCGGATTTCAGAACCGCCGCCGCAGCGGCGGTTCGCATAGCAACCGCCGTAGCATAGGTGGCGGCGGCTAGGGATTTCGAGTACGTCCAAGCTCGGCTTATGCCTAGCGACAGGGAGGCCGTCGCAGAGAAATACAGCGAGGTCGCCGTCGAGACGGCTCTGAACGACTGCACTAGGGCAGATGCCATCAACACTCCCGCGAATCGCATCGTGTTGAAAAGCATGATTATGGGGAACAAGGCAAATCGAACAGCCCTTACGATGGACATCATCGTGGTCAACTGCCATCGAAGCATAGCGATAGCCAAGCCCAAAGCGTGAAATGCCACAGCAGCACTCAACACTCGAACGCCCATCTCTACGATCCGTTTGGTTGCTTCTTTGTTGTTCTTGATCCAGTTGGTGAGCATACTGACGTACATGATCGCACTCTTGAGGGCAGTTTTGATCTGCTCGTCAAGGATTGCCATAACGTCGAGCTTCATCTCAAGGAACATTTCTCGGAGGCGGCTTGTCAGACCCCCAACTTCTTTCGACATCCGGTTCAAAAGATTAGCGTAGTATCCGCCTTTGGAAGTCTCAAGTTCGAGGGCTTTGGCGAAATGCTTTGAGGTCACCAAGCCTTGCTCTTTGGCCCTAGTTACTTCGGCCAGTCGTTCCTCAAATTGTTGGTTCGGTTTGAGAGAAGCTCTTGCGATTGTAGCCAGAGGGTTGAACCCTTGCTCGGCAAGCTGGTTCAAATCTTGCTGCATCAGCTTGCCCTTGGTCATAATCTGGGAGAACGCCAAGGAGAGGCGGTTTAGCCTCTCTTGGCTGCCCCCAGAAACCATACCCAGTCTCTTTATGCTGTCCACGGCAAGGTCCGTAGCTACGCCCCTTGCCATCATGTTCTTGGTTTCTTCGGCGATGCCTGCGATGCTGAAAGGCGTAGCTTTCGCATAGTCCATCAACTCCGACATGACGCTGTTGGCCTTCTGCGCGTCCTTGGTAAATACTTCAATACCAGCCTTCGCTTGCATGAAGTTGGCGTGTACATCGAGTATTCCTTTACCGGACTGGGACAATGACCGAAGGGCATTGACGTGCATGTAGATGTCGGCTCGGGCCGTAAGGCCCGAGCCCATGCCAGACCCAGCCAGTGAGTTTTGTTTAGCCAGCCTTGCCTTCTCTCGCTCCGCTTCTTTGGCTAGTCGAACTTTCTCCTTTTCGGCTTTCTTAGCTTCGGCTACCTTAGCACGCTCGGCGGCTGCGGCTTCCCGCATCTCCCGCCGGATCACCCCGAGGTAATTATTAAAAACACGCGAGTCGCGAGCTATTCTATCTCTTTCGATAGCTGCCGCCGATTTCTCGGCGGCTTTGCGCTTAACCTCCTCGAAGGAAATGAACATTTGTGTTCCTTTCCATCGGTCTTTGGCTTCTTGTACCGCCGATTTCTCGGCGGCTTTGCGCTTAACCTCCTCGAAGGAAATGAACATTTGTGTTCCTTTCCATCGGTCTTTGGCTTCTTGTACCGCCGATTTCTCGGCGGCTTTGCGCTTAACCTCCTCGAAGGAAATGAACATTTGTGTTCCTTTCCATCGGTCTTTGGCTTCTTGTTCTCGTTGCTTTTGCAACAGAACTTCGTTCTGAAACTGCCTATCAAATGCGATTTGCTTTTGCTTTTGGAGGAGTTGCTCGCCTACGAGTTCTTTGTCGAATGCCAAGTCTTTTTGTTTTTGCAAGAGCAACGTGTTCTGCAATTCCAGGTCAAAAAGAATCTGTTTCGATTTTTCCAACAGCCTGTAGTTGTGGAAAATCCGCTCGAAGTCATCGCCACCCGCGCCTGAGCCGCCCGCGCCTGAGCCACCGCCACTCCCACCGCCTGATCCACCAGTAGCAACAGCTTTTTTACCTAAGTCAGAGATGGCGTCCTGCACCGACTTTAGGGTATTCCTAAAGTCGGAATCATCGGCAAGAATCCGGACACGAATTGGTGGAAGTTCGCGATCTGACATCACTGACCCTCAGCCTTCATTCCTAGAATAGCGAACCAAGCCTCCCGAGAATCACCCTGCTTAGCGACTTGGGATCGAGCAGGTTGGAGATCCAACAGGAAGTCCTTAATAGGCCCAACTTTCGCTCCCTGGGAAGCGAAAATGGCCCGTATCGTAGCCGCAGCGTAGTAGTCTGACTTGTCTGAATAGGACATGCGTTCTTCAAAGTACGCCTGCCATTCGTCAAATTCAGACACCGTGGTCAACTGCTTAATCAACGATACGGGCCATCCGAGTTCATGCGCCAGCTTGTACCAAAGGTACTGTTCTGGCGTTAATCGTTTTTTGAGTCGTCTCCCTGCTTGGCGTTAAGCCCGTTGAGGTCGCGAGCGACCTCAAACAAAGCCTTCTGCGCCGTATCGGGCCATTCCTGAATATTCGATTCCGGAATAGCCTTACCGTCTGCGTCGTAGAGGCAGAACGACAGCAAGGTGCTGTACAGCCCCTTGTAGTCTTTCATGCCGATGACTTCACCACTCGCATCGCGAGTGGTTCGGTTTGCGGTCTTGTTGAAGTATTCATCCCGCTGTGCCCCGTTCATCTCCTTGACGGAGTAGCGAACGTATTCACCATCTTTGGTTTCGAGTTCGACAGGTTGCGACTTGCGGAGGATTGAGACACGTACTACTGGTTCGGACATAATCAGGTCACCCTTCTGCTAAAAAAAAGGCGAACACAAGTGTTCGCCTGAAACAAACAAGTGTCAAAACGCTTACGGAGCAAGCGTCGTGGTGGTCGTGGTCGCCGTGGTTCCCGTGGCAAAAACCGGAGCGGTTTCCACTGGGGTTGCGGCGGTTGACAGGTTACTTGGAATCAACTCCAAAGTAGCCTGGGGTCGTTCGCCTTCCTTGAGTGCGTCCGGCGTGAACTTGTTCACGATGGCGTAGAATCCGAGGGTCGCCCCATCGGGGAAGGTGATCGTGATGTATCGGTTCGACCCGAGGATGTTGTGCATCTGGCCGATGACCGCAGGGTCATAGGCCACCGTGATCGAACTGGGGCCGAAGGTGACCAGCTTCTTGCCGAGGTTGGTTCGATAGCGGGTGTTCCGCATCGTGGTCTGGTCGATGACGCCGTTGGCGTCCAACTCGGGTGGCGTTACTTCGATTTCCTCGAAAAGTGCCGTGATCCCAGAAATGGCGATCAGGGTCTTGAATCCGTCAGGTAGCTTAGGCATCGTTTACCCCGTAATGGTCAGCAGGAATTGTTGTGCGTAGTGGTATCGCCGGGTCTGTTGCTCTTGCCCAGAGAATCCTATTGTATTAGATTTGGTAATGACTTGCAATTTTTGGCCGTCCGACAGCGGGAATCCGTACACGGATTCCGTCATGTCGGAGATTTGCCTGAGGATTCCGCCTGCGGCGGAATCCACGCCCCTAACACGGACTTCAACGCGAGGATGCTCCTCGCGTTTTCCTGTGCGATGGAGGCGAGGTTCGAGTCGGCCCCTGCCGATCTCGTAGATCAGGATCGCGTTGTCGGGCTCGTCGGGGACGTGGTTGACGAAGATCGAATATCCCAAGTTTGGGAGATTCGTCTCGATCACTTCTGCTAATGCTTCTGCGCCGGTCATACTCTGGACATCTCCTCGACGATTAGGCCGACCATGATGCTCTGAAACAAATCAACCCCATGATCCATCCATTTCCACTGAGTCCCAGGCTCCAAGGCAGACTCGATTTCATCGTGTTGCCGAGCGGCGTACTTCTCCGGTTCTTGTAGAACCGTCCGACCCGAAGGAAACACTCGATAGTGCGGGAATTCTGGAGTGGCTCCGTACCCGATGATGGTTTCCGTATGGAAACCATCATTCTCCTGGAACCAGATCCCAGAGGCTCGCAGAGCCCCTGTTTCGTATTTGACGTAGACATCGGTACTGTGGAGGAATGTGTCGGCAGCGTCGGCACTAGCCTGCTTGAAAGCATGGCCGAGGCTCTTGGCATACTTGCCAAGAGCTTTCTCCAATTCCGGAAGCCCCAGTACCGTGACTTTCATTACCCGCAAGCCTCGTACAGAGTCTCGGTGTTCCGCAGGTTGGGGGTCATCGACGAGTCGATGACCTCGTACACGTCTGGATTCTGTTTAGGGTTGTCCCAGTAGGCGGTGTCGGCCAGCGTCCCGAGTCGCATCAGTCCGCCTACCTGTAGGCGGACTTGCGTGATCGTTTGCACCCGAGACATGACTCGGGTGTTGGTGTTGGAAATCACTTCCTTGAGCATTTCCTCCCACCGGCAGGTGTACTCGACCGGCGAACCCCAGATGGGTTCGCCGGTCTTTTGTGTGCCAACCCTGGGCCAAAAGACCAGGGTTTGGCGTTGGCATCGCTTAATAAGTGACATCCGTAGCCGCCTCCTTGCCTGCCCAGAACAGGTCAAACTTGACCATGCCTTTGACCACCTTGTTATTCCAGACGGCAAGTCTGCCGCTGGAATCAAGCATCATGGCGGTGGTTCCGAAGTGCGTGATGCCAAGTCCGTCTGAAAGACGGACTTGGTAGGACTGTTGCAAGGAACGCACCTGCTCACTTTGGAGTCGCGGGTCGCTGATGGCAATCAGGTGAGCCGCTAGGTAGCGTTCCACCAACTCGGCTGTCGCCTCGTTGAGTGCGACACCGATGACGTTGGTGACCATCAGCGATGCGCTGTCGATCATCAACTGCGGGTCAGGCACGTTGGTCGAATCGTATTGGATGATCTTGTTGACCGCAGCCAGCGTTGTTCTTGCCATTTGACTACCTCTTAGTGGGGGTTGTTAGGGCCTTCTCTATGGGCCATTTCAAGGCAAATAGTCGCCGCCGCAGAGTATCTGGACGTATCCCATATTTTCTAGCAAACTGAGAGATAGTGCCAGTTTCACCAAAGGCTACCAGCAAAGTATTCGACCTTCTGTTGTTTGATTGTTGCGTATTTGTTGCCCATCGGCAGTTTTCTGGGCAATAGTCTCCGTCATTGTCGATGCGATCCAAAGAGTGTTTGGGAGATGGCCGAGGTTCCATATCTTTAAAAAAGTTTACGAACCCAGACGCACCGAGCCACCGGTCGCAGACTTTTATCCCTCTGCCTCCGTAGTCTCTGTAGTTTTTGCAAGCGGGATTCTGGCATCGTTTGAGTATGTCATAGTATACGACGTACTCTGAGGATCTGGACAAATTGTGTTTTACGCTAGCCTTACCTAATTCTATGGCTTGCTTTTTGGCTATTTCTTTTTGTAAACAACCGCAACTTTTGGATCTGCCCCTTTTCAGGCTACTTACGCCAGTTGTCACTATAGCTCCGCAAGAACATTCACATACTTGGTACGCTGTTCTATTCTTGCCGACTAGAAACTTCGGCCCGATAGTTGTTAGTCGGCCAAAGGTTTCTGGCTCGAAGGACTTGGCAACACTGATCCCGTGGACTAAAATGTACTCAACCATGACGACTCCTATAAGTCTGAGTGGGTAGAAAAGCCTTGATGCACCTAACATCGAGGCTTTTCGCATTTTATCTGATTGTGGCGAAGTTGGCAATGAAATCATCCGACTATACTGCCCAGAGCTATACTGTCCCCGGCGTTCGCCGGAACAACTACGTTGTACTTTCTTGAACTTCCGGTGCGATAAACGATATACGTCGCGCCTTTTGTCAAATTTGAAAATTGTACTACCCCTTGGTTGTCTGCGGTTGCAGTTCGTGGGGCATCTTCCATCACTAATCCAGTAGATCCCGATGGCGGTGACGATGCTTGGATCGTCACCTGCGCGCCCGGTTCCGCAACCCCTAAGGCCGACAGACAAGTCCAGAAGCCCGTCGTCCGTGGAGCCACGCTCGGCGTGACTCCACCGGTACTCGTCAGCGTGTACGTCTGGGAGACGTTCCCGCTGACTACCAGCGAAACAGGCGTGAAGCTGAATCCGGCGGCGGTGATCGCGACGGTGAACGTCGCGTCATCGAGGCTGAATGATGTGACCCCGCTAGCGTTGGTGACCCCAGCGTAGGTTTCCCCCGCGCGGTACACGCGAACGGTGGCCGCTTCGACGGGGCTGGCCGAGGAATCTCGGACAGTGATCGTCACGATCCTCGCGCCCGTACCTTGATTGCCCCCAGTGATCCAAGCCGCATCGCCGCGATCTCGGATCGCTTCGAGCGAATCGGTCGTCTCGTTGAAACTTGCCCCCGCTGGGGTCAAGTTGATCTGCGAGCGGGTGGTCGAGTCAGCGGTCTTGCCTGCGATGGCCCCGAGCCAGTTGGCTAGCGACGTGATCCCCGCAAACAAGGTTGCGGGGATTCGGGTAACCAGAGCAGTCACGTTGGTCGCCACGGCGGCCAACGCTGTGCTGGTAGCCAAACCGTTTTGGATGGCCGCGATTGAATGGACGTGATTGGTCGGAATGATGATGAATTCATCGCCGACGCTCGGAGCCGTTGTAAACGGCTCCTCGACCGTGATTACGCCGTTGGTGTTGGTGTAGGTGAGTAGTGGGCTGTTCTGTTCGTTGATTGCCGCAGCGTTCGTGAATAACAAGACTGCGTGCTTAAACGCACCTGTTGGGTAGTTGACATTCGACGAGAAGCTAGTGGTCGATGGGGAGGTCGCACTTGTGACCACCCCATCGATGACTGTGTTTGCCTTCTTGATGATGCTGATGTACTTGGCGAGGCTGTGGGCTACGTTGTCGTGATCGTCAACGCTCTCCTCTAGGACAGCATCGGCGATAGCCGATGCTGTTGGGACATCGCTTTTCTTTGCCAAAACTGTTGAACCCTCAATCTGGGCCAGCGTTGGTCTGTTGACCAACGTGGCTTCCTTGGCAACCGTCGCGTCTTTCGCCACGGTTGAGTCTTTAGCAACCGTCGCGTCTTTCGCCACGGTTGAGTCTTTGGCTAGGACTGTCGAGCCTTCGATCTGGGCCAGCGTTGGTCTGTTGACCAACGTGGCTTCCTTGGCAACCGTCGCGTCTTTCGCGACGGTTGAGTCTTTGGCGAGGACAGTCGAGCCTTCGATCTGGACCAGCGTTGGTCTGTTGACCAACGTGGCTTCCTTGGCAACAGTCGCGTCCTTTGCAACAGTTGCGTCTTTTGCCAAGACTGTCGAACCCTCGATCTGTACTAGAGTTGGTCTGTTGCTTACCGTGGTTTCGTTTGCCACACTTGCCGGGAATGATACTGGAGCAGCAGCACTAGCCGTCTGCCCTGCGATCTTTGTGGCGTTGGCTGTGACTTCATCGGTAACCGACTTGATTGAAGTGTTCGTCAAGGCAACAGTTGCCGTTGCATTGGCAATCTTGCTTTGATCGGTCCCTGCGTAACCGAATGATTCAGAGGCAGTAAAAACAACTTGAATGGATCGAGAGTAGCATCCGGTTTTGTAAATGACAACCCTGAGTGAACTGCAATCGGTTTCTGCTTGGCTTGGGGTGTAACTCCACTCTCCTTGCTCAACCGTTGGTGTGTTGGCTCCGGCAACGTAAGCTCCATTGTCTTTGGATATGTTGACGGACACACCGGCAGTCTGAACCACACCATCACTGATTTGAGTGATGGTTCCGACCAGTATTGGTAAAGGATTCGCATTGTTGCGTGGATACATTATCTAATTCCCTTACGCCCTTGCTCAAAAATGAAACGGACTTCGGTTGCAGTAAGTACATGATCGTAATTGCGAATGTCATCCATTATCTAATTCCCCCACCAATCATTCGTTGCTGGTTTCTGAACCAATAGTTTTTGAAGGTTGTTACTTGAGCAAAATAACTGCGTCGTCTCGGTGGCTGGTACAACATGCCACCGCCCCGGCCTTGCTCGTAAATAAAACGGACTTCGTTGGCGGTTAGGGGGGTGTTGAAAATGGTAATGTCGTCCATCTGGCCGTTCCATTGCCTTCCGCCAATGGCTATGCACCCTCCAATGCAAACTTGGGGTATAGTAACATTATAAACAATCGTCCCGTTGATTGTAGTGAACGAGTAAATCAATTGCCCATCTAGATAACCAGAAATTATTGGTCCATTTTTTACATAACAAATATGCGACCACTTTTCTAGTGGTATTGTGATTCTGCTTACAGGCCCATTGCCTTGGTATCCAGATGGTGAAACCCACGCAAAATAAAACGTTCTGGTGGTTGTTGCGTCCTCTGATTGAATCACCCATCCTTGCGGAACACCGTGGTCGTAGTCGATTAGTGCTTTAATGCCTCCGTTTTGCGTACGCATGTATACCCACATCGAAAACGACGGGTTTTGTATGTTAAAAGCCGGGTTTGAAGCAAATCGCACATCGTTAATGTTGCCGTCAAAATCTAACGCACCCTTACCACCGCTTGCCACCCATGACGTATTGCGGTCCATGTTCGTTAGCACGCCGTGATTTCCAAAACGACTTGTGTTCGGCAATTGCAACCCGGTCGCACCAGAAAACGACGGACACCACCGACCAACGATTCGGCTTGAAAGACTTTCCCATTCCGGCGGATAGTAAGCGAACATTAGGTGATGGTATCTCCTGGGTCGGTTACTGCATCGACTGCAAAGACAATTGCCTGACCCGAAGTGTTAATACATCGAATCTCGTAAATGTCCCCTCCGGGGATGTAAACCTGCCGAACATCGGCAAGGTTTGTGACTCGATCTCCGATGGAGTGAGCCGTCCTGAACGGTCTTTCGACTGTGATTGTGTTCGTTGCGATGTTAATGATTCGAGCGAACTCGACTCTATCAGGAGTGTAAGCTCCCGTACCTTCGCTGTGCAAACAGATCGTGTCACCGATTGCGAAAGTCCCTATCGCAGTCAAAACAACTGCTGAGTCACCGATAGCCGAAGCAGTTGAAACGGTCGTGCTTTGGGCCGTTGCAGTTTGTGAAATAACGTCAAAGGTCTGCATGGGCAAAACCAAAGTGTCATTATCAGACCGACGAACTAAGACGTAAGCAGCTCTATTTAGAGCCGTACCTACTCTCCGACCCATCCGAATGTACAACCAAGCTCCAATACTGGTTTTTAAGTCCAGAGTTCGGTTGGTCCCAACTGAACCCGAAGCAATGACTACTGGAGATTCGATTATAGAAAATGTTGGTGCTGTTTTAGTTACCGTTGCCATAGTCTCGTTCTCACAAATTCTACTTCTAAAGCTGTTATTGTTTGAGAGGATTCACCGGCACGAAGGATGGGTGCGGCTTGTTCCTGGGTGAGTCCGATACCACCCCATTCAACAGGTGTGACTAAGGCTTGTCGAATAGCTGGTAGCCCGAAGTCGGGCATCGAAGTTTGGTGTGCTGATGGTCCCATGAATGGAAGCATTTCACCGATGATCGGATTGACCGAAGCCACTTGCTTGATGGTTGCAATCACCAAGCCACCCAGAGCGAGATTGTCTTGGTACAGGTTCAAGATCCCCATGATCGACAGGGGTAGCGAGGTATTTAAGACTGGTGCAATTTCAGAACACCGAGACGCACACGCATAGTCATTGCCAGCATTGATTAACACCGTCGCTTGCTGGTCTGATTCAATCAATGTTTTCAATGCTTCTGGGGTCACAGCAGTCTCCACTAGGAATTTTTGCGATTTGAGTGCATGTCCATGCTGTCAACCCGCTGCGAGAGTACGTCTACCTTACCCTCAATAGTGTCCAAACGATCCGGGATCGTTGACAGCTTTTGTAAGCTAGAGGACACATCCTTGAACGTGTGGCCTGTCAGGTCGAGATGAACAAGCAACTTGTCCAAGGCAATAAACAGGCGATCCCTCACAGGCAGAACAAACTCTTTGCCCACCCACCCAAGCACTCGCCACACGGCGAACGCCAGTGCAGCGAGAATGACCAAAACTACACCGGTGACGGTGTAGTTTGTCTCGGTCAACCACTCCTTCGCTTGCGAAGGATCAACGACCTGTGCCAGAAGCATTTCGACGCTCTCTCTCTA